AACCACTGAATTTTCGTTTGATAAAACATTCGTGGCTTCTGGCTGTGTAGAATGTTCAGATGATTGAGATTCATCTTTATTAAAGATTGCATTCAATTTACTGGCTAGTTTGGTCATCTTGTTTAGATCAGTACGCCCGCCACATTTGTCATCGAGCTTACATGCCTGGTCTAAGAAATCACGAGCACGGGTCGCATGCACTAAATCAACTAATTCTTCACCAGTGACAAAACGCATTTCAGTTTTACCTAAGGCTAAGTAAAGCTTAGCTTTTACTTCATCAGGCATATCACGCTTTGATTGAGCTAATGATTCATCTGCAATTAACTGCTCTAAACGCTCTAATACAGTGATATCAACTGCAACATCAGTTTTAAGAGTTTTTAAAAATTCATCAGCAATATCTTCAGTAATAAAGCATGCTTCAGAACGTTCAAAACGATCTGGTAGTTTTAGTCCATGTTCAAGAACATATTCAGCAATATCGAGTGCAAATTCATAATCACCGATATCAATTGCCCAAACTAAAATCTCAGTGATAACTGCGTCTTGAACACCAGGCTTCACTTCTAAAATGCCTTCAACATAAGGCTTATAATTTGGAAGTAACTGGCGTTTCAGTTCGATTTTATTTTGTTTTGACTGAATATTTTTGAGACGATTTTTATCACTGTTGAGCTGCAAAAGTTGCTGCTCATAGGCGTTTGTATTTAGCATGGTACCGAACTCCGCAGCTGTTTCAGCTGCGGATTTGGCCTGATGCTGTTGGAAATGCTTTCGAGCCAAGTTCATATTGAATTACTCCGGCTGAATTTCGATGTTTTCAGCCATACAAGCAAGACCAAGATCTTCGATGTAATAATCTTCATTTGAAGATTCATAGTTTTCAATCTGGTCACGTTTTGGATTGTCGATGACTGTACGACGACGGGCACCCTCTTGAACATAAATCGATAAGTTATCGAAAGTAGTTACAAAGATGATTCCTTCAGGGAAAAACGGTACTGAGTAAACAGGCAATCCACCCATACGTTTTTGGCTAATGATGATGTCCGCAGCCAATTTTTCAGAGTTGTCTTGGTCTTTGTTTACAAGTGGGAAGTACTTATCCGAAACAGTTTTTCGGTTACACATTACGACTAAATCTGGATTTCCTTGATGAACATCATCAATCATTTCATCAACGATATTCATGACAAGTGCATCTAGGTTTTTATAGTCACCTGTTTTACCAATTGTAATTTTATTTAGTACAGCACCTGACTTCATCACACGCGATTGGTTTTCTTCGCGCATCTTTTGCAACCAGCCTTTATTAACATCTTGCAATAAAGGATTTGCAGTAATATCTGTATTGGCCGCGATGCTGGTACCATTAAAACCAATCATGATTCGGTCAAGTGCTTGACGTTTTACGATAGCACCACGGAATCGGCTATAAAAATCTTTAAATTTTGCCCATTGATCAAGTTTTGCATATTTAATTGCTGTGTCGAAATCGGTTTTACGGCAAAAGTAAAAACGCTCATCCATACTCGTTGGATCAGTTGCTTGGCGTTCCGTAGCATCTGTATTTGTACGAGAAGCAATAGGACGAGAAATACCAAGACCAACCGCAGAACCCGATTGTTCAGCAACAAGAAAAATATTAATTTTCTTCAAAAATTCAGATGATTCTTGAATCTTATCTTCAAGCTTTTGTTGAACAGTTGGTGTCACATTAAATTTTTGTGAAACGTTTTCAACCCCATTGAGTTTAGCTAACTCAACCATGACCTTATTGTACTTAGTACGTGTTTCTGTACGCATTTTCTTTACTCTAAATATAATTAAATTGGATTAATAAATTGCTAGAACCGACTGAATTAACAGTCGACTTCACCAACTTCTTCAGAAAATTTGCTGTTGTTAGACAGTGGTCGAGGTTGACCTTGGGGTTCTTGATCTAGCTTATTTTTCAATTGATTAAATTCAGTCTGCAGCTGCTCATGTTTGACTTTTAAGTCTGCAAACTCAGTACCCTGATTCGCTGTTTGCTGAGCAATTTCTAGAATGGCTTGTTCGTTTTGACTAAAGTTTTCTTGAGTCTGCTGTTGTTGCTGTTCTTGGGTTTTAAATAAGTTCTTAACCTTATTCACCAAGTCACTGGCAAATGACTCTTTAACTTCTTCGAATTCGAGTTTTGTTTCTTGAGCTGCAGTGAATAAATTTTCTGGACGTAATTTCTTCGCATTAAAAGGATTTTCAGTTGCTCCTGCGGCAAATGAGAGCATTTCAGTGCCAAGCGATGCAGGACTATCTGTAATCGCCAGACCAACTAAATAGGCTTGACCAGTTTTTGCAAAATTTTCATCAACTTCGATAGATGTATAAATTTTTTGATTTTTTTGGTTTAAAGCTATCAAATTTTCATTTGGCTGGATCTGAACGTAAAGAGCATCTTTTTGTTCACCATTAATTGTAACTTTCTCTGTTTTTACTGCGAGTACATCGCCATAAGCGCAAAAAATGCTATCAGGTGAAAGGCCTTTAATATGTTCTAAATTAATACGAGCACCATAGGTATCCAGACTATAAGTCTGAGCCATTTGGTGGATCCATTCAGGTTGAATTTCACGACCATCTGTGGTGTCACCAGCCACGGCAACTCGAAACCATTTCGATTTAAATTTTTTCGGCTGTGTTTTTTCAGTCATTCTGCTGTACCTGTTGCAAGGTTTTTTCGGGCAATTTCAATAGGTGCAGAATGGGCAATATTAGTTATGTGTAGCAATTGAGCATGCTTGTATATAACTGACATACAAATTGCCATGACTGATAAAAGCTAACTTGCCTGCCATCGTTTGCGGATGAAATTAAATCAATCCGTAAACCATGAATGAATTATCACAGTTAGCTAATCTTGAGCTGATTCTAGATAACAAATTAAAAGCCAAGTTTCTCTTTTGGCTTGGCTGGAAAATTGTCGATATTGCTGAAGCGCTAGACGAAAATGAGCGTACAGTTCAGGCTTGGAAAACCAGAGAAGAGTGGGATAAAACACGATCAGAAAGTCGTGTTGAAGAAGCATTAACAGTTCGCTTAATGACTCTCACTCTAAAGAACAAAAAATCGAGTGGAGACTATAAAGAATTAGGCGAATTATTTAAAAATTATAAAGAATTTGCCCGAATTGAACGTTATAAAGAAGGCGGTAATGAAGCGGATCTAAATCCAAATATTGCCAAGCGTAACGCAGCACCCAAGAAGAAAAAAGAAAATAATCAATTCACTGAAGAACAAGTTGAACAACTTATTTCAGCCTTTGAAGATAGTCTATTTGACTATCAGCGCGATTGGTATAAAGCAGGCAACCAACGTACTCGAGTAATTCTCAAAAGCCGCCAAATTGGTGCGACATGGTACTTTGCCCGTGAAGCTTTGGTCGATGCTGTTAAAACAGGTCGGAATCAAATTTTCTTATCTGCTTCAAAGGCTCAGGCTCATATCTTCAAAGAGTACATTAAAGGTTTTGCTTATGAGGCCTGCGGAGTTGAGTTGGTCGGAGATCCGATCGTACTGCCAGATAACAATCAAGCTTCATTGTCTTTTTTAGGCACAAACTATAGAACGGCCCAAGGTCACCACGGTAACTTTTATTTTGATGAGTTCTTCTGGACATTTGGCTTCAATGAATTAAACAAAGTCGCGTCAGCAATGGCTTTGCATAAAAAATGGCGCAAAACCTATTTTTCAACGCCTTCGACGATGGCTCATGAAGCATATACATTCTGGACCGGAACACGTAATAACCGTGGTCGACCCAAAGACCAAAGACTGGATATCGATGTATCACATGATTCGCTGAAAAATGGTCGTTTATGTGAAGACCGGATGTGGCGTCAAATCGTTACGATATTAGACGCTGAAAATGGCGGGTGTGATTTATTCGATATTGAAGAATTGCGATTCGAATATTCACCTGAAGAATTTGCAAACCTATTGATGTGCCAATTTATTGATGATGGCGCATCTATTTTCCCTTTAGCAATGCTTCAACCATGTATGGTTGACTCATGGGAAGTTTGGGCCGATGACTTTAAACCATTCCATAGTCGACCTTATGGAAACAATCCAGTCTGGATTGGGTATGACCCAGCAGAAAGTGGTGATAGTGCTGGAATGGTTGTTGTAGCTCCCTCCCCTGTTCATGGTGGAAAGTTCCGAGTACTTGAAAGAATCCAATTCCGTGGAATGGATTTTAAAAATCAGGCTGAGATGATTCGCAAAACAACACTACGTTATTACGTGACTTATATCGGTATCGATATAACAGGTATGGGTACTGGAGTATCTCAATTAGTTAAACAATTTTTCCCGAATGTCACCGAGTTCAGCTATTCACCAGAAGTCAAAACAAAGCTTGTACTTAAAACAATGGATGTAATTAGAAATGGTCGTCTGGAGTATGACGCAGGCTGGACTGATCTTTCTCAATCATTAATGAGTATTAAAAAAACCCTAACAGCAAGCCAGCGCCAAATGACTTTTACAGCTGGACGATCTGAAGAAATCGGACATGCGGATCTAGCCTGGTCTCTTATGCATGCAATTTATAACGAACCACTTGAAGGCCAAACACAAATGAATCAATCTTTCATGGAGATCTATTAATGAATCCCCTATCGACTGCAAAAAATTTAGTTAGTTTTGCCAAGAGCCAATTACCAGTTTTTCAAAGCAAAACAACCAAACAAGAATCAATGGCATTTACTTTTGGTGATGCCGTTCCAGTCCTCAATGGAAATGAATTATCGGATTACATGGAATCATGGTTCAATGGCCGATGGTATGAACCTCAGGTCAGTATGAGTGGTTTAGCCAAATCATATAAATCGACACCATATTTAAATAGCGGAATTATTTTTAAACGTAATTTTCTGGCTAATCTTTTTATTCCTCATGCAAAGTTAAATCGAAAAGGATTTGAACAAGTTGCTTTAGATTATGTTTGGTGTGGAAATACTTACTTAGAAGAAATCAAATCACGACTCGGAAGTGTCATTCAGTACAAACCTGCTTTAGCAAAATATATGCGTCGTGGTGAATACTCTGATCAGTTCTTTTTACTTTGTGATGACCATAAAGGCTATCAAGAATTTGAATTTTATAATCGTGTTTGTCACATTCGGGAAACAGACATTGATCAGGAAATTTATGGAGCACCTGAATACATATCTGCTTTGCAAAGTGCATGGCTAAACGAATCTGCTACCTTATTCCGTCGTAAGTATTACAACAATGGATCTCATGCTGGGTTCATCTTATATGTGAATGATGCAGCGCAGGATCCAAATGATATTACAGCCTTGCGTCAGGCTCTAAAGGATAGTAAAGGACCAGGGAACTTCCGTAATTTATTTTATTACGCACCGAGTGGAAAAAAAGATGGTATCCAGATCTTGCCTGTTTCTGAAATTGCAGCAAAGGATGACTTCACCAATATTAAATCAATCACGCGTGACGATACCTTAGCGGCACTCCGCATACCTCCACAACTCATGGGTATTGTTCCAAATAATACTGGCGGTTTTGGATCAATTAAAGATGCAGCAGAAGTGTTTTATCAAAATGAAATTGTTCCACTCCAGTCACGGATGCAGCAGCTCAATGAATGGGCTGGAGATGAGATTATTAGATTTAAGGAATATGACTTAAAAAATGTGAATTAAACACCTAAAAGAACAAAAGCCAGCATTAGCTGGCTTTTTTTATGGATTTTAATAATTACCCACAAATGAGAATATTTATCATTTATACCATCCAGACCACTCGGCCAAACGCAGTCACCCGCGCGCCTGCGGTTCATCTAAATGAGGTTATATTACTGCACACTGTTTCACTGCGTAATGAATCTAGAGAACCTATGAAACTTAGGCTATTGAACCTATAAAACCAAAATATTAATACTGCATTTCACTGCACAACAACTAAAATCTCGGTTCAGGCTCATATATGCCTTTTCTAATTTTGTAAGTGCTTATTCTATCTTCGATTTCACTCTTAGTTAAATTTTCTAGCTTAAATTGATCAAGAGCGGCAAATGGAATATTTAAATAATAATCAAAAGACTTCGTCGGTGGTGAGGCTTCCCAAGGCTTACAATCATAGATTGAAAGTAAATTTTTATTGATCACCAGATAGTCTGAAGACCTTCTAAAATCTTCATCGAAAATAAAATTTTTGCGTTCTTCAAGATCATCAAATTCAAGAAAGTCAAAGCGGTAATCATAGTGATGACTTGGGACAATAATTAACTTACATCCGATTATCGAGTCAATTTTATATCTTGATTCAAAAACTACTTTCCAATTTGTATTTTTTTTTAATTCATCATAGAGATCTCTATAAACATTATTACCAACAAAAATAAGATCAGGAAATGAATTAAATTTTAATACATATTCATCATAAGATTTTTGAATAGATTTAAAAGACATAGTATTTATCGTTGATCATTGGCCTGATTTCATTTTAGTACATTACCTTCTTATCTATCAAAAATTAATAAGCACAAATTTAGATCCATAATTCTCTATTAAGCACATAAATATAACTTTATATCGGAAATGAAATTTATTTGAAGTAATAAAGTAATAACATCGTTTAAGTGATTGATAAACAAATATAAAATAACTTACTTCTTTAGGTAATTTTTTGTAATTTTTGAAGTAATAAAATGTAAGTCATTGATTTTATTAAGTAGTATTTAGTAAAAAAAATACCTTTTTATACAGTAATTTATTACTAGATACTTACTTAAAAATTACATTAGAAAAGATATATAAGATATTGATTAAACTATAGTATTTATAAAATATTACTTTATTACTTCTAAATTCAGATACCCCTGATATTTTTTTTAATATCTCAAAACTAGGGTTTTTGATGTGTTTTCATCCTGATCATAAAAATTTGATGGGAATGAAATGGGAATGGAATCCTCTTATTTACTCACTACCTATTACGTTGCATAACGCTAGTAATATTACGTTGGTAAGTGATTCTAGAGAAATTTGA